AGGAAGTAGTGCAAAGGCAAAAGCCCTACTTCCTGTGGAACTTAATCCACTACCTCCTAACTCTCAAAAGAGAGAAGGAGCTCCAGGAGCCCTTGCCAGGGCTCCAGCGATGATCGGGAAAACCGACCATCGCCGTCGGCACCGAACCAATCCCAAAAGGGAATATATTTGGTCCGACGCCTTCGAGATAGAACCTCTCCCTGGAACGGACGTCGATTTATGAGGTCGACGGCTTCCAAGCCCCGGTTATCAGTCGGGGTTTTAGGATTAAGAGGAACTTCTCGATTGTGCGCATAACCCCCTAAAAATGCTAACTCCCACCCAAAAGGGTTAAAGTCGGCATAACCAGCCTTTCGGGCTGTAGGGGCGTCTCTGGGTACCAGCATTTCGGTACTAATGGGATAGATACAAGAGTATCTAAACCACCCTTCATGATTGAATCTCAGAGGAGATCGAGAACAGGGGACCTTAAAACCGGCATCATCAGCTTCGCTAAAAGGAATAGGTAAGAACCTAGCCCAAGTAAGCAAAAGACGAAGAGTCCGGACTATTGGGATCCTCTGTTCCGCACTCCAACGAGATAAGCGATTGAAGGCAGAGTATACGTCTTGAGGAGTCTCTAACGTGGTGATAAAAACTGGGCGGATATTACTACCCGCCCAATAATCAAAACCACAGGACTCGCGGAACGGGCCAGAGTTGAATGATTTGCCATCATTCACAGTAAAGCCAAGTCGATTTAGCAGTCTTATACAGGTATGATAGCAGTCCTCGCGGACCACAATGTCATCCCCAAAAATCGCTGCATTATGTAACTTGGTCCCCATCAAAGGTTTGATACCCTTCGAAAGGTAGACGGCCCGAACCACACTCGCAAATATGATCGTTTCTAAGGGAAAAGTAAAACCATTTCCCATAGTAGAAACCATATTGAGCAACTTCTCACTCCCGTCAGGCAGACGGGTAGTAGGTGATCGAAATAGGCGAACCCATTTCATCACCGAGGGTGGAAGAATCCACTCGCAGAGGGTTGTTGCTATGCTGTCACTAGCGGACGATAGGTCAATAGTACCAAAGGTACCATGTAGACTTCCTGTCCGACAGAGGGATCGATTCAAGTCGGGTTGCTTCGCGAGGTTAATATGCCAAGTCTGCAACCGTTCTTCAAAGAATCCACCGAGAGCCTGTTGAAACATCATGTTCAACAATGGTTCAGTACAGCAGGTACGCGAGATCTCCGAGGTTTTTGGAACTGTGAAAAAAGAGTTCCCCTCAATCTGTACGGGCCGAAACTTCTTTTCCCAATGCAAATAAGCAGAGGTCCAAGTTTCCGACCGACATACAGCTGCACGAAAAAGTGCGAGGACATAAGGACTTGTATACGAGTGATCCGAATCCCACATTTTGGAATACCAATTTGTGGAATCCGACTTAACACTCGCTCCAGGTCCGGTAAGGAGGTGATCCGATAAGAAATCGAAATCACACCCTTTACCATTAGCGTCCATATCAAGTAACTTCCACACTTCGTCTCTCACGAGAGAAAGCAGAAAGGACATACTTTCATCATCCTGTAAACCAGGGGACTCAAAGCGAATCAGATCATTTAGGGCAACAAATTTCTTTGTTGCTTCGATGATAGCAGATTCAGATTGACCAGCAGGGGCTAACTTTTTGAAAAGCCCGTTGCTAAGATGAGTCGAGGCCGCTTCGTGAGTACTTTCGCACTCACTTAGCATTCCCGATCGATAGAAGGAAGCTAGATCTCTTTCTAGAGACGATTTTACCATCGCGTAATCACGCATAGGAGCTCCAGCAGGTATTCACCTGTTCACGGTCATGCCCAGAGTTTTAAGGCTAGGATGACCAAAGACCAAAAGAGTATGAGGCTAAGAGCGACAAGTCGCTTTTCACCATTCGGTGGTTTGTTGCCCATAAAGGCTCCAAGTTAACAGCGGGGTGTCACAAAACACCCTGAATCACTGTATCACCGATCCCGGAAGTCGCTTGCGCGATTGAACCGAAATGCATACTCAACGCGGCACGGACATTCGCATTATCTGCGATATCCGAACCAGCCGGCACCTCGATGATGGTAGTTACCACCATGTTGGCGATCGGCTGGCCTGCCAAAGGCGTGACACCCTTACGGGTGATAACCTTGTAAGTGTTCCGAGGAACACGCGCGATAAGGCCAGTCGTCGGGTTCGGTTTTCCAAGGCCTTGATAGACCTTAGGTCGAAACATCGACGTTGTGAAAGGCGAAGAAACAGAACTAGCGGTAACGCCAGTCTGAGTCCCGCCAAGAGCCGTGACGGCATACTGCTTCGCAGTAGCATCAGGCGGCGTATCAGCCGCGATGGTGTACGTCGGAGAAGTGAGACCAGTTTGGGCAGCCCCTGTTACCGGGGTAGTAAGAGTGAATGACATAGTCATCCTTTTCATGGGTTAATAAACTTAATCCGTCCAACTGCCGTTAGACATCTTTGACCTTCGAACGCCAAAGCGCAAGCATATTCAAGTATTGCGTTGGTTTACCCGGAAGGGAAAACTGAAACGGTACCTGAGGAATTTGTGCCAAGGTATTCGATCGGACAAAGCTCTTTCTGGCTATATCAAAGCTACCAGGGCTTCCAGAGATGATCGAACTATCAGAAGAACCATCGCTAAGTCCAAGGATTTCAATCTGAGTCGTTTGGGTATTTGTGATACTCAAACTAAGCAGACAACCCTTGACATTAGCTTGGGACTGACAGCCGGTTTCAATCACGGTTCCCAAATTAGTGAAATAATCCACTAAAAAGGACCAGGGAGCTAGTTCATAAAGAGTAGGAATAAAAAGATCAGGGCGAAAGCCCGTTACTTCTAAAACCCGTCCTAATGAACCAGTAGCTGCAGAACGAGACCAGTCAAGGAAGGCTTCATACCTGGCCAGATGTTCGATGCGACCAACAGCGTGAGACTTAAGTTTCACAAAATTGGTACCAGCGACACCGGTTGTGGTAGAAAGTTCGCTTCCAGAGACGAAGGTCTGTCCAGTTCCCACAATGCGATCGCGTTTTAGATTATTATCATAAGCGAGGGTCATTGCGGCTTTGGCTGCATCTTTGACGTCAGAAATCAAAGGGCGGATGCCAAAGGCTGTCTCTAGCCATGAGTCGGCGATAGCTTTTTCAAACTTTCGCCTTCCAGGAAGCGATCTCCTCGGTCGGTATCTCGAAGCGTTCTCACGAACGGTATCGAAATACTTGTCAACCAAGCTCTTAGCAGTCCGAAATGGATGCTTAAAGAGTGCGATCGTCTCATGTAACTCACCAAGGAACTGCATAGCATGAAAATGAGTTTGCTGCTCACTTAAACGCTTATACAGTCTTTGTAAAGCCAGAGTAGATGCGTCGCTCCCATCTTGAGAACCACCGGGCGGGAGATGTGGAAACCACGTTCCCGCGACGGATTCTCTAACAATGAGATTAGGTGGCCTGAAGGGATTAGTGACGACATTGCCGCCAAAAGGCTCCAGTTTCACAACCTTTAACATGGCAGTCCGAGAATAAGCAGAAGTCGCGTTTCCATGAGATTTAATTATGGAACGATACTTAGGTACCGAAAGACCAGTCTTAGTGACGATAGTTTCCTGTCGCCCAGACGAATCGACCGGTATCCCAGTATTACCCACAGCGTGATAACGCCATGAGTGCGACTGATACTCATCCTTAGAATAAGCCATAGCAAGGTCCTTTACTCTTTCTAAAGGAGTAAATTGGCCAAAGAA